CCTCTCTCCATGAGCTCTTTGTCGTGCTCGCTCTGCCCGGCTTCTTCGGACATCTCCTCGGCAACTTCTGCCTTGACCTCCTTCTTGATCTGCTCGACCAGTTTGGCCAGCTCGTCTTTGGTCATGGTTACGGTGTCTTCTGTTTTAGCCATATATATCCTCCTTTTTACTTAGGGCGGAGGGGCCTTAGTTAGCCTCCCCGTCGTTGAATGTGCTGGTGGATTCGATTCTTACCATGTACTCTTCCACCAGTCTTTCGGCTACCTTCGTAGCCTTCCAGCCTGCGGTAGCTCTCTGATTTAACGGGTCGCTTGTACCTGCGGATCCGAGCTGCTTAACGATGTGCTGTAAGCCGCCGCCGGATACTTCCGTTACGCCGTAAGCGTCAGCACCCAGCACGAGGGTAGCATATACGTCTCTGCCGTCTGCACCTGCGCCTTCCGGGCTGATTACCTTGTCCTTGGCGATTGAAGCAGCCGCGCTCAGTGTCAGGGATGCGCTGCCTGCCGCACCTGCTGTTGCGGATGCGATGGTGTGCTCGTTGCCATCGATCATGACCTTGACACCTGCCAGTGCTGTAGCGTCAGCAGATGTCAGCTTTTCGTTTACAGCTAACGTGGTGCTGGATGTGGAAGCTGTCTTGACGGTCAGGTTCTTGGAACCTGCGCTCAGCCATGTCGGCGCAAAGATCTTCGCTTCGGATGTTTCCACGAATCTGCACCCAGCAATCCGGCCGATCTCACCGGAATAGATGTGCTCGGTATCTACATACTGATGCGGATACTTCCATTCCGGGTCGTTGGTAAGGTCGTAGGATACGTCCTGGTTGATGATGGACACGTAGTCGCCGTCGATCTTCCGAGCGTTCATCTTCTTCAGCTTCCGGACCGCACGTTTGATGTCGTCAACAGATAAATAGTTGTTGTTCGCAGCAGTAGCGGAACCACCCACCAGGGTGCCTCTGCTCTGGCCGCCGTTCGCATACAGTACGTTGGTACCGCCGCACAGCACTTCTCTTGTGATGGTGTCCAGTGTTCTGCCGGCCTGGGAGCCTAACAGTTTGGTTGCCTGTACCAGGTTGTTATCGATAGCTGTCAGCAGCAGAATGTCGGACAGTTCTACATATCCGCCGTACTGTGCGATGGTAGCCGTGATAACGCTCATTGTCAGCTTCTGGCCGTCCGGGGTAACGCCTTCAGTCAGTGCTTTCAGTGCTTTCGGTAACGGGGAATACTTTCTGAACTCGATAGTCTTACCGCCGTTCTTCGGGATCGGGTGCTTCTGCCCGAACTGGTCGTGTACTAACAGCGGTTCTGCCAGATCAATCAGGTAGTCGCTGTAGTAGGTTTTCATTTCGTCGGACAAACCGGTGTCTGTGGTGACGTTGGTGTTGCCGGCGAACAGATTCAGATCAATTCCTTTGATCAGTAACATGTCTTTCATCTCCTTTAGATATCCGCGTGCGGGCTATCTGAAGGTGATGGTCTCACCCCTTGCCGCACGTCTGGCGATCTCAGCTCTGTCTTCTTTAGTCAGTTTGCTGACATCGTTCTTATAGGTAAATCCACTGCGGGAGACTGTTCCGTTCTCAGCAGGTCTTGATCCACGGCTGCGGATGTTGTCCACAACCTGCTTCTGCGCCTGGGCAGCTACATTGACCGCCTGGCCGTTAAGGATCTCATCCATGTGTACGACTTTGTATGCATGTTCCACAGGTAAGCCGGCTCTGAGCATCTGAACGAATTCCGGGTTTTCCGCCTCTACACGAAGGTCGAATCCCGGTACCTTCTGCTGGAGCTCCATTGCCTGTCTGCCCCATTCATCCAGTTGGCGCTGTGCCTCTGCCTCTCCGTTCCTTGCTTCCTGTGCCCGCATCAATTCGGCATTCTCGCGCTCCAGTTGCTTGAACTGCTTGTACTGCTGCACTGTCATGCCGGCGTCGTAGGCCTGCTGTTCCCAGAGTGTATCGTCGTCTGACACGGCCTTCGTCAAGGCATCGATATCTTCTGCGTCCACTCCGTACTTGCTGGCAAGCATGTCAAGTAATGGTTGATGGCTGCTCAATGTGGCCTCCATCCCCTTCGTCTCTTTGAAACGACGGTTGATGAGCTTCTGTACATTCTCACTGTACTGCTCTTTGTAGTCTCCCTTGATCATTGCGTCGAATTCAGCCTGCAGGTCTCTCGGCGCTTCCTGATCTTTCGCTTGCCCTGTAGAATCCCCGGCGTCAGGATCCTCTGTCGTGGCCGGCTGTGCTTCCTCTGGAGCTTTGCCGTATACCACATTGTCCATACTGCTCGCCCTCTTATTTCGTGGGGTGTACACGATCGGTTCGCCCGCAGGAGCTTCTGCCCCTGTTCCGTCGCCTGCTGTTCCTCCGACGCCATCTCCGGCAGCCCCTTCAAACAGGTTCAAGTCGACGGGTAAAAAGTATTTGAAGTTCATACTTCCTCCTTCAGGCCTGCGCATCTCCGGCCAGCCGAG